GTGTTGATGTCGACCGCGCAGTCCGTGATGTAGTTCCGGGACTCATACGCTACTGTGTTGCTGAAAGGGATCTTTCCTTCCGCGAAGTTGAACAGGAAGCTGATGAGCATGTCGAAATCCGGGATGTTGTCGGTGCAGCCTGTGTGGTGGAAAGAGTTGACTTTGACCATGTTGTGGGCGGCGTCTTGTTTGACTTCTCTGAGTGTGACACCAATGGCAGTGCGGTAGTTGTCAAAGTCCTCTTTATCCTTGTAGCATCTGGTCAGAGTCTTGGCGCATATCCTGGTGAGATCGTAAGCAGCTCCGTACTTGTTAACAATGAAGCTGACGAACTCTCCGGAGGGTGACGAATGGGGTTTGAAGCTGCAGCCGAGATCTTTCACGTAGCTGTTCATCGCGGTGTAATCGAACTCGACGTTCGGACCCATTGCCAGTGAGTCGTCACCTTTGATGAAGATGACTCTTGCGTCTTTGATGGTGTCCAAAGCGATGCACAAGTTCCAGAAGCAGTTGCGGATGAGGGTGAAAGGCTGGCCTGAGTCGAGTTTGAGGCTGACAAGCAGAGACATCACGTCGCTGGAGATTTGACGGAAATCTTGCATTTCCATGAGACTCTCGCGGACGTTCTGCGGGCACTCGATGGTGTTGCTTTGACCTAGTCTGACCAGCGCGTTGTCGACGATGTGGCCGGGGACCTCGTTTTGGGAGGAGTCGAACTCGGTGTGATCGTTGTCGACGTGTCTGTCGTTGACCTCGTGGTTTCTTTCGAGGAGCGTCATGACCGCTTTGTCAGTCATTCCGGTGGCAATGATGACTCTGCCCTTGGACTGCTTGGTGAGCACCAGTTCCAACAATCTAGCCCACACGTTGACCTGGAAGTTGAGGGTCTTGCTCCAGGCAGAGATGCTTTGTCCTGCCTTGTCGGTGGTGAGTGGGTCCTTGTTGGTGGTGGCCTTCTGCTGCGTCTTGAGGAAGGACTTGACTTGATGTACGTTCATGTCCTTCCAGTTCTCGATGTCCAGAAGTTCAGACATGTTGTGTCCGTTCTCCTCGAACTTCTCAGCAGCTTGCACGAAGCACTGGTGGAGGTTGTCCTCCGTGACATGCCAGTCGAACTCAGGTTCGGCTTGCTTGAAGAGCCTCTTTGCCATCTTCTTGGCTTTGGTCTCTGGCATGCTCTTGGTGGCGACGGTCAGTCTCGCGAGCATGGTTTTCGCGAGCATTCGTTGATCACTGCTCTTGGTGACTTTAACTCTCTGAGCTGCGGTGAAACGGTAGACGGTGTGCTTCTTGGATTCGAAAGCTTCGTCTTTTCCCAGGTTCTCTAGTCTGAGCCGTCCCTTGCAGTCACCTTTCGGTTCTAATTCCGAAGTCATGACGTGTTGGTGTTCGCCTGTGAGCAGGGCGCCGTGGTACTTGACGAGTAGCTGTTCGACTACAGCATCGCACGATGGTGCGGTTGGGTAATCAGCCTTGTCTTCATGGCTGTCCTCGTCGGTGGTGACCTGGTGTTCGTTCTTTGCGGGTGTCAGCGCTTGCAGATCGATGTTGGCTTTGTCTGCGTAGAGACTGAGGGGAGTGGAGTCGTTGATGAATTTAACGATGTCTCCCGTCTCGTTGCC